CGTAACTCCGCCATCTATGCCAACAAAATAACCGCCTAATCCTTGTTGCGCACTTCACGTCCCCTCCCCGGCCCGCAGCAGTTCGGCGTTCATCGCCGGTAACTCGTACTGCCATTTACAAGCGGAAAGTGCCTCGTTCCGCTGCTTGATGGATTTCTTGAGCATCGCGAGACATTGTTTCAGAGCCATCGGGTTCCATAGTTCTTCCAATTCTTCAATCTTCTCTTCAATCGTCACGCCCCCCGTCCTTTCAGTGCTTCGCGGAGTTTGGTGTCCGCGCGACTCACCCTGTTTTCATCTTTCGCAAAATTAAACATCTCTAATTGGTCGAGCGCGTATTCCATAGCCTCACGCAGATGCTCATTTTCAGCCTTAAGCGCGTCGTATGCGGAACACTCAATCATCTTGATCGGGCTTTCCCAAGCCAAGTTCGCTCCGGTTGGGTCTTGCGGACCGGTGATCTGCCCGGACCAGTCCGACATGTCTTCTGCGTAGTCTTCAAGGATCATATATCCGATCAGCGGGTCATCCAGTCGTTTTTCGCTCACGTCCCCCGTCCTTTCAGTGCTTCGCGCGCGCGTTTTCCACCTACAGAGAACCCGTTTGCATGAACAAATGAATCGCCCGCAATCTGTTCTCGACAACCGTCAGTGCCATCAATCTCAAGCCAGTTTTCAAACGCGCCGTAAAACTCCAGCGCCTCCCGCAGCCGTTTGATTTCCGCTTCCCGTTCTTCATATCCTTCGCGGAGTTTGATGACGCGTTCATCGTATTTCCATGCATCAGCGCGACCGGCGTCGTAGCCACACTTATACGAATTGGTGCATGCTTCGTCGATTTCGTCTGCTTGTTCGCTTTCAGAAAAATCGTGACTTCGCTCATGCTTTTCCGCAAGTTCATCCCGTCGTTTGTTGTCGCTCACGTCTCCCGCCCTTCGAATTTGCGGAGCGCCTCAGCAAGCTTAGCCTGGATGCAGTCGCGAACAAAGATGACCAGAAACTCGCGGTCGCGCATCTGTTCTTGAGTTGGCGTGGCGAGACACCACTTCACCGCCTCCACCAACTCGTTCACTCGCGGGTCGGGGTTCGCGTTCGACATAGAAAGCCCTGCGACCACACCTTGGTTGAACGCATCAGCGACGTCGTGACCGTCGAGCGGAGGACTCGCATCATTCTCATCGGGCAGCTTCGGGTTCTGGTCGCGGAAAAGTCCGGCGCTATCCTTGAAGTCCAGCGCGCAGTTAAAGCCGCTTTCAAATGACCGACGGTCCCAACCCTCTATTCCGCTCATCAATTTATCATAGTGGTCGGCTGCCTTTTTCATCGCAGCCCTCTCGATCTTTTCAGCGTCGGTCATTTTTTCTCCCGTCTCGATTTCGTCCCCACACACGCAGACGTACTGCTGGCATTCTTCGCAATAAAAATCAGCCTCGTCGATATCTTCGTCGATTCCAAATCCCATCACCCTTCCCCCTCGACGATTTCGGTCGCGACGATGCGCCAGCGTTTGCCTTTCATCTTCGTATACTGCGCATATGTCGGCCCTGTTTCCGGGTAATCCATCGCCTGAGCTGGCGACCTGCCTTTGCAATCCAGCACGAACTCGACGACTTCTGGTGCGTTCGGCTTGAGGCGGAACTCATAGTGGGTTGTTCCGGACACGAACACGAAGACGTGGTCTTTCTCTACTTGGCTCCACCCATCCACACCCAGCGATGTGGTCAATCGAAATTCAATTTGCTTACCTTCATCAAACGCCTTCAGTGCTTCCCAAAGTTTCATTCAATGCCCTCACTTTATTTCAGAATGTTTGGCTACGACGTGCTTTAGAAAAGTCTCTTTAAGTTCGTCGCTTAAGTTGCTCGATACAATCTCCATCACGTCGTGTAAAAGCGGAAATTTTTTGCTGGGCCTCTCTTGCTCCTGCGGCGGGGGCGGGGGCGGGGGCGGGGGCGGGGAGGCAGGCTCTCTTATCCTACTTACGGATGTCGTATACTTTCCGTAAGCGGCCACCTTTGGTTGATATCCCCTTCTTGTTAACCACCCTGATAGATTGCCCATTTTGATTTCTCCCCCCGAGGGGAGCCTGTAGCCTTGGGCGTTTAAGATCGTACAAATTTCAGTGTAAGTTTTTCCCGCCTTATGCAAGTCTACCACGTACTGAAAGTCGACCTCGTTAATACTTTTCGTCACCTTCTCCTCTTCCTGCTTTTTGGCAGGGGTTACGACGACAGGGTTAAAAAGCTTGCGCTCTTTCCGCTCCTGTTCAGCGTCCTCGGCCAAAGGGTCATAGTTATGTGTCCGCAAAAAGCGCCGTACATCCGCGCGAAAATTTTTCTCAGCCCTCCAGTCGCTCGGCGTGAGCGGTACTGCCACGACGAAATGCCGGTTCGGGGCGAAAAGCTTCCCATGCGGACCGTCGCGCTTATAATCAAAGCCACGCTCCACTAGCTCAGTCACGATGTCGCTGATGACCTCGTTCTTAGAGTACAATCACACCACCCTTTCTAGTTTCCCGTCGAGATGCCAAATGTACGCATCGTAGCCGGTACGTGGAGTGAATCCAGTACAGGTTACATGCACCATCAAGTCCGAATGCGTAAACGCATCCTCCAAAGAAGTAGGCATGGGCCTACCCTTCGGAACGTACAGGTACATCTTCACGGTACACCTTCATGTCCATGTTTTTGATCGACCAAAGAGTGATCCGAGGCGGAGCCTCTTTGGTGAGAATAGCTTTCACTGAACGCACGCACCAGCCGGAGATTAGCGCAGCGGTATAGCCCGTGGCTTTGGCGGTGCAAGGCGCTTGGACCGCATCTGCATCCGTATAGAGTGTTTTCCGGTAGGTCGCCGCATCTTTGGGGTTGTGCGGACGGACAGTGTACATGAGCGCTTCTTCGGCCCCCATGCGACAGTCGATGAACCACTCCACAAAGATGTGACTCTTGCAGATTTCTTCAAAGACCTGCTTTCGGACTTCCATGGAATCCACCGCACAAATCACAATGCCTTTCGTGGCGGGGTCCGGGGACCACTTCTCGGTGGCCACACGTAAACCGATTTTAGCCGAAAGCTTCTGCACAATCTTAGTGAGCGCAAAAACTTTTGGAACCCCCACGTCTTCTCTGCCGTAGAGTTGGCAGTTGACGTTTTCGATGGCGACCTTGTCGTGGTCGTACACCGTAATATCGGTCATTCCCATTTTTGCAAGAAGTAGAACGACCCACGACCCGATAGCCCCCGCCCCAACCACCGTGACCGGCGTGGAGAGGGTTTTCTCGGGTATGATGTCATATTGACGGATGAGATGCGGCTTGTCTGATACCAAAGACATATCGTGTCCTTCCTAGTCTTGCGACTCGGTGTAAAGAACCAGGTCAATTTCCTGATTCAGTTTTGTAACTTCCTCTAGGTCCCCATCGGCGTATATGTCGAGGAGCCTGCGCCAGGAGCGCTTAAGCACTCGGGCGTACTCTTTGATATCTTTGACCGCGTAGCTTAGGCCATCAGCGGCGGGGACCCAATCGTCGTCGCGCCAGCCGACTTCGCTTGTTTGCAGAAGATTCCCGCGATTGTCGTCATCGCTGGCGAAAGGCGAGCCCTTACCCGCGTAGTATTCCCAGTCGCGCGCTTCATAGTCCCAGCGGCGCCACTGATCTCCGTACTTAAACCAGGTTCCCTTCTCCGGAGTTCCGCCCCAGCGCCCGATAGCTTTCCAGGTGCGTTCGCGGACGTTATCCGTGAATTCTTTCTCCCAATCGGGATTAACCTCGTAGGAGGGGTCAATCACTTCAAAAGCGATGGAGTCACTCTCGAAGAGTTGCTTCACGCCAAGAGTGTTTTCGTACATGGCAGAATAAGCGGACCTACTCTCGCCAAGTTGGTTAAACACCGTTGCCACGCAAAAGCCGTTTTGCGCGAACTTTTGGATGGTCTGCTTATCCTGACCACTCCAAAACGCGGGCATTTTGACGTGCGAGTGCCACCACCAGTTGAGCATTCCTTCGCGACCACTTTTGTGGACGTTGTACATGAGCTTGCCCATTGCGGCGGGGTCAATGTCGGTGTGAGCGGCGCCCCCCTCTTGCGAGGGTAAAAAGGCGTCGACCACCGTAAACGTATCCTTCCCGTCGAAAGTGACAAGGCCCATGCCACTGACCTCAAAGTCAGCCCGGTGGACCCAGTACATTACTTTTTGATACACTTCTTTTAGTATGCAGATGCGCATGACTTTCTCCTTTTAGAAATACCCTTCTTCTTCGCTGTCGTAATCGACGGCCTCTTCAGTATCCTCGTCCGCTTCGTATGGGCGTAAAGCACTCACGCTGACGCTCGCGCTATAGGGACTTAAGAACCCGTAGGAGCGGAAAAACGAAGTTGCGTCTGAGGGGAACCGGACAGCTTCCAACCAATTCTCAGCGTTCGTCACCTTCCGAAAATTCTCCGCAGGTCCTGCGGAATACATATGCCAGCCGCAGTCTCCATCTTCCTCAACCGCATAGGAAAGTCCGATCCCCGTTTTAAACGCAGGAACAAGCTTCCACTCGTTTCCTTCGGCATCCTCGTGGCGCGCTAGAACGCACGAGGCATCCTCGTCCACAACCCAGTGGAGCGCTTCAAGTTTTGTATCGTGCCCAATGATTCTCTCGGTAAGGCCGGGAGAGTTTGAGCCCCTCATTGCGGCGTATGACAGGGAGAAAAGCTTGGCGATGTCCAAGCCATTTAGATTCCTCCGGGATAAAATATCCATGGCAGTTTCAGTAAATCTCTCAAACTCCTGTAGGGCGCGCCCCCGATCCTGCTCCTCGTGATATCGGCTAAGATTCACGTAGGGAGAGGCGGGGTTGTAGGTGGTGAGAATCAGATGCAGCGCCTCGAATAGGGGTTCAACGTCGTAGGTCTCCACCGCCTTGGTGACGACTCCCGCCGCATTTCCCCAGCACACATTCCCTGAGCGGCTCACGTGAGGGTGAGGGTAATCAATCGGCATTTTGTGCTCGAAAGATACAACCACCCGCAAGGGGTTGAACTTAACCTTCACCGTCGCTTTGCCAAAGTCGACCGAGTAATCCACTCCCGCACCGTCATCTTTGTAGCGCATGACGATGGGATCTTTAGACACGAAAAAGGCATACTCCCCCGCGTTTGGGGAATACTCCCACTTGCCCTTGGCCAAGACTTTGGTGAGCGACTCTTCCAAAACTTGCAAAGGGTCAAACTTCAAAGCCTCGTAGTACGCAAGAGAAGCTTCAGAAAGCCCTTCAGCACGTGCAGCGTAGGAATCCCAAAAATACTCCACCTCTCTTCGAGCGAGATTTAACTGATCGGTCGCGCGGTCGACGACGTGGTTCTGCGAAAATCCACCTTTCGCCAAATACTTTCTTAGGCCGTCAGGCAGTTCCACAGATACGTTATCCATAAGGCGCGGAAGCACCTCAGCGAAGAACTTCTTGTTTACGTCAAGCTTGGTCGCACAGTCAGCAAACGCCGGCGGCTCAATATACTTGTAGGGAACCCCTACCTGCGCCGCAAGCAAACTTAGGTACAACTCTTTATCAAAAGACATGGGTAACTCCAGGGTTAGGCCCCCCTGTCACCAAGGGGGCCTTGTTGAGGTTAGGCGCCTTTGACCTGCTCGGTGAGGGCAACGAACTCATAATCGTTGAGTCCGCAGCTATCCTCATCTTCGGGCTCGCCGTTGATCGTCGCCGTGTATTTGACGCCGTCACGCGCGAACATACGCTTAAGCTCCCCCAGCGTGTTTGCTTCTTTTTGTTGGATGCTTCCACCCGCGACCTGTACGTTAACCTTAGCCATGAGGCTCTCCTTTTGGTTGTTCACACCATAATTGATGTGAGGCGGTTCTTGACTGAACCAAACTGTGAAATCAATCAAAAATTACGTTTACACCAAAGGGGCCGTAAGGCCCCCGCCCCAGGGGCCGCGCCGCCAGGTTCAACGGCGGACGCGGTGGGATGCCCGAGGCGGGGTTAAGAATTCAGCCAAATAATGAGCCACAAAACTAGACTCCAAGAGGCCCAAAAGGCCTCTTGAGCCGATGCGTCGAAATGCATAAAATCTGCCTTTCTTTTGTGCGTTTATGCACGGGTCTTGCGGCGGGGGGCAAGACTCTAATATGAATGCGGTGGACAAATCAAGTGATAACGACTCTCAGTTGCCCAGGTAAAATTATTTTACTTGGGTTTTACCTGGACATTACCTGGACAGGCCCCCTTATATTCGATCTGACGAAGTATAAGCAAATCTTATAGTAGACTGGTGTTACATTGTCCCGCGTTATGCGTGTAAAAAAGGTAAAAAGTGCCTAATGTGCGGGACGTTACAGATTTATGCGGCGTGGCTCAACCCAAGTAAATACCCGAGTAACTTTGGTTTAGTCGGGTAGCGTTATCTTCAATGATTTCAACACTGGTCCCAAGTAAAATAGGTAAAACGGGTCTTTCTTTATAAATATATTGGCAAAAAAATCAGTTAAAAATCGCTATTGGCACGGATTTTGCATGCCTCAAAAAATATATATATCCAGAAAAGTTTCTGGCTTTTTACCTGGGAGACTTGGGCAGCGAGCAATGCGTTACGCAAATAACAATGAGAATCATTTACGCCGCTGCATAATTTCTGAAAAATTCTGCGCGCCAAGTTTTCGGCGCCTTGCCTCGCGAATCTGGAAAAGAGGGGGCTTACACCCCCGCCTTCCGGAGTATGACTCTTGGTTTAAACTTCGGGACTTTTGGTCTATTGGCCTTGAATGCCTTCTCTTGCCTCTGGAGTCCTACCTCGGCCCCTAGAGCCTTGAGCCTCATCCTCGTCGTGACCGGCGCCCGAATCATGGCGCGGGTTTCAATCCGGACCAACTCTTGGCGTTTCCTCTCACGAGTCACGTCATTAATGGACGTGTACCCTTTTGATCGTCGATGCATTTAACCTCTCGATCTGAGTCTTAATGACTCAAGCGGAGGCCTCATGGCCCCCGCCTCAATCATTCTTCAATTTCTCGATCACACATCCCGCACAAACAGATTGGGAGAGCGTGCCGCTCGATGAGCGCCACTGCCGCATTGTCCGCGTACCGCGCGACAGCCAACCAGCCTAGGGCTGCATAGAATAGAATTAAGTTTTGAGCCTTGTTTCGTAAGTCTAGACGGCCACTCGCGTGGCCGTTTCGTCGTTCCCGACTCATCAGTAGACTAGCGTTTCTTCGCTTTCAGCGTGGCCCCCGTGCCGTTCTTATTAAGAGAAACTTCCATGGCTTGGCATTTCTCGACCTCTTCCCCTTTCAAGGCGGCCTTGAATGCTTCCGCGTCGGATACTGCTTTGCCGTTGACGCGATAACTTTCGCCGATCTTACCTTGGTAAGGTTTGATCTCGAATGCTTCCGCGCGAGCGGCAAACGTGCAGAGTACAGTTGCAGCAATAGCGTGAGCGATTAAAAGCTTGAACATAATGAACCTCTTTCCGGAGTTATAACTCCAGCGGAGGCCTCATGGCCCCCGCCGCAATTATTCTTCAGATAGATACGAGTAGCCGTTTTCTTGCTCAAAAATAACAGTGCACGCTGTATATAAGCGCGCATCGTTAACGTCATTCGCGAGCACATCCATACACGCTTCCGACGTTGACATATCAGCGGGAAGGTGAATAGATGAACTCACGAGTATCAATGCGACTAAGTAACTCATTGAGATCACTCCTCGTTGGTTTAGTCTTGACTCAAGATGCGCGACCTTGGGTGTGACCCCAAGGTCGCGCCGGTTCAGTCAAGCGCATCTCTGTAGTGATTAACCACGTCCGCAGACAAGGCGCCGGTCGGCTCGCGGCGCTAAGTCTTGGAAGACTTACGGAACGCGGCCCTAGGCCTATCACCGTGCTTACGCTAAGCCCTAGGGCATCGGTGATCGCTAACAGCTACAGTCCCCGCCTATGATGCGTCCTAGTGGGCGCTTGGCGGTACGCCGGACACTATAGCGAGAGTCATGCCAATGTGGCGGGGGCATAGGTTCGATCTCATGCTGATACAGTGTAAATTCTGCTTCACCGTGTACCGATTATTTACAGGGGGGCGGGGGCGCTGCGGTCGCACTATTATATTGAGCGCGGTTTCTTTCGCTTCGATTGAATGCACCCCGCCCCCCGCCTCTCGATACGCGGGGCGGGGCGTGGTGAAGCGCGCGACCGGATGCGCGACGCGCGGGGCGCGGGGCGGGGGCACCCCCCAAAATTCGAAGGCCGCCCCTCCCAGCGACAGGTCGCTTCTCCAACCGGCACAGTACCCCTATTAGGCGCACCGCGTCAATTGACACCCGCCTCAAAACCCCCGAACCTTGTCCCATGTCACAACAAATTACTTTGGAAGACCTCACGCGCGATGGCGCGCACTACGCGCGGCGGGGGCCAACCGGCCTCATCGAGATCGTCAACACCGCCACTGGCAGTGTCGTGCGCGCCCTGCGCTCTTTGCATACCCCTGGTGAAGTTCAAGAAACACTTGAAGGATACGTCACTCACGTCGCCTACGACCCCTTCGTCGTGGACCTGATCTGCGAAAGAGTCGCCAATGGTGAATCGGTCACGAAAGTCTGCAAAGAGCCTGGAATGCCCGCCTACGCGGTTTTTTCCAAATGGGTGGTTGACCACCCCGACGCTGCCAAAAAGCTGGAATTAGCCCGCGTGGCGCGAACTGAGTACCTGCGCGACCTTGCCGTACAGACGGCCATGGAAAATGAAGACTTCAAGTTCCCGACTCAAGCGGCGAAGCTCAAGGTCGATACGCTCATCTGGGCCGCAGGGGTTGACAATCCGAAGTATTCCCCGAAAGCTAAGGTGGAAGCCACATTTTCAGCCCCGGTTCAGATCATCGTGAACACGGGAATCGACCGCACCCCGGTCCAAGAACGGGAAGCCACGACGGCTCCCCCCTTGGTAACAGCGGCGGGGGCCACGGAGGAGGCGCGTGTCATCACAGACACTCAATCAGGGGCAGAGGATCATCGCGACGGGATACCAGCCTCGGCCATTACAGGCCCTGATCCACAGGAGCCTGAAGCGTTTTAACGTCCTCAACCTGCATCGCCGCTTTGGTAAAACGCATCTTTCGTGCTCAGAAGTTTTGGACCAGGGGCTTCGCAATCAAAAAAGAAATCCGCAGTACGCTTACGTGGCGCCGACCTACGGGCAGGCCAAGCGCGTGGCGTGGGACATCTTTAAGGACTTGGTTAAAAATATCCCTGGTGTCACCATCAACGAGTCCGACCTTAGGATCGAAATTGCGCGGCCTCACCTTGGTGATAAGGTGCGCATCTTACTCGTCGGAGCGGAAAACCCGGACTCTCTCAGGGGGCTTTACTTGGATGGAGTGGTGCTGGATGAGTATGCGGCGTGCGATCCGACCGTGTGGACGCAGGTGATTCGGCCTGCGCTTTCGGATCGGATGGGGTGGGCTATCTTCATTTCTACGCCTAAGGGGCAAAATCACTTCTACGACGTCTACCAGTTTGCACTGCATGGCGATCCCGAAAACGGGGTGGCGCCGCCGGACGATTGGTATGTCGTCACCTACAGGGCTTCCGAGACGGGGATCATTCCCATCGGGGAGCTTGAGGCGGCACGCGGGCTGATGTCGGAGTCGGAGTACGAGCAGGAGTTCGAGTGCTCCTTCTCGGCGGCACTCGTCGGAGCGTACTACGGAAAAGAAATGGAAAAGGCCGAGCGCGAAGGGCGCATCGGAAAAGTCCCCTACGACCCCTCCGTCTTGGTGACGACGTACTGGGACCTTGGGATCGACGACGCAACCGCCATCTGGTTCGGGCAGCGCGTAGGGAAGGAGATCCGCTGGATTGACTACGTCGAAGAGTCCGGCCAAGGGCTTGACTATTACGCAAAACTTTTGGAGCAGAAGGGTTACGTCTACGAAGCCCATGTCCTCCCCCACGACGCCAAAGCCAAAGAACTGGGGACCGGACGGTCTCGCGAGGAAACACTTAAAAAATTGGGCCTTGCCCGGACGAGGGTCGTACCCCGGTCCGATGTGGCCGACGGGATCAACGCCTCCCGCCTCGTGATCGCTCAAAGCTGGTTTGATGTCGAGAAGTGCAAGAAAGGTATTGACGCGCTCAAGAACTATGAGCGGAAATGGGACCCTAAGAACAAAGTTTTTCAACAACGCCCCCTGCATAACTGGGCGTCCCACGGGGCTGATGCGTTTCGGACCGGGGCGATGGGAATGGATAGGCTTGAAAAAGACGACCGTGACCAGCAAAAACTTCCGCGGTTTTCGCAGCACAAGTTTTCCGTGGTGTAGGAGAGTTGATGGGACAACCTAAAGCTGAGTTTAAAGCCCCTGAAGTCCGCATCCCTGGTGTCCAGCAGAAGGACTACTGGGGCGAATTCACAAACAACGTGCGAAACGAGATCAACAACTTTCGGGACAACATCAACCGCTCCGACCTCAACGCTGACAACTGGAGCGAAGAGACCCGCGCACTGATCGCAAACGGCCCTGCCCCCGGCGCGGGGAACGGTACGGCGGCTGTGGCAACTGCTGTCGTGGAAGCCGCCGATGCGAGTATCGCTGAAGCGGACGCCGCCGAAGAAGCCCGCCTCCAGCAGATTCGGAACTTTTTGGATAGCTTCGGGAAGCGCAAACAAGTTACTCCGGGCCGCAACCTTCTGCTCGCCAATCCGAACCAGGATATGTTCCGCCTCCTCACCATCGGAGAACAGGGCAAATGAACAAAGACAAAATGATCAAAGACGGGCGCCTGACCCCCGAAGCGCTCATCGAGCGCTATGACACCCTGAAGGGGGAGCGGGGGGCGTGGGAGTCGCACTGGCAGGAGATTTGCGACTACATCCTCCCTAACCGCAACACGATCACTGCCGAAAAAACCGAAGGTGAAAAGAAGTTTGACAAACTCCTGGATAATACCGGCGTTCAGGCAAACGAACTTTTGACCGGCGCGATCAACTCCATGCAGGTCCATACCGGAGGGGAGTTCTTCGGTCTCACAACTGGCGATGAGCGCTTGGACAATGAGGACGACGTTCGGCAGTGGATGCAGCGGACGGTTCGCTCCATGCACAACGTGCTGACGAACTCCAACTTCTTCACCGAAAATCACGAGAAGGATCTTGACCAGTGCGCGATTGGAACTGCGTGCATGTCCATGGAGGCCGACGACAAAGATGTCGTGCGGTTTTCGACGAAGTTCATTGGTGAGTATCTGATCGACGAAGACCACATGGGGCGCGTGAACCAAATCTATCGCGCATTTCAGTGGAGCGTGGAGAAGATCATCGGGAAATTCGGGTACGATGCGATGCCCGCTGACCTGAAAAAAGATTGGGACAAGGGCGAGTTCGGGAAGAAGTACACCGTGATGCAGGGGATCTACCCCGCCTCTTTGGTGCAGGAGAAGCCCACCGGAACCGTCCGCAAGTTCATCGACCAGTACATCATTCGCGAAGCGAAGTTTGAAATCCAGCACGGGAACTTTGATACGTTCCCCTACTTGGTCCCCCGCTGGAGTAAAGCCGCTGGTGAGAAGTACGGGCGCGGCCCCGGCTCGGTGGCGCTTCCTGAGTGCCGCGTTCTCAACAAGATGAACGAGACCATGCTGATCGGTGCGCAGAAGGCTGTTGATCCGCCGGTTCAAGTTTCGGATGACGGATTCATTCTTCCGCTCATCACCACTCCTGGTGGCGTGAACTATCGCCGCTCGGGAGATCCGGATGACCTCATCCGTCCGATCTTCAACGATACCCGCCTCGACTTCGGGTACCAAGCGCTCGAAGACCGCCGGAAGCGGATTCGCGATGCGTTCTACGTCGATCAGCTCCGCCTCCAACAGGGCGGGCCGATGATGACCGCAACCGAAGTCATGCAGCGGACTGAAGAACAGCTCCGGCTCCTGGGACCTATCCTCGGGCGCCAACAGGCGGAATTTTTGAAACCCATGGTGGACCGCTTGTTCGACCTCATGTGGAAGCGCGGGATGATCGAGCAGCCCCCGGCCATCTTGCAAGGACGCGACCTTGGTGTCCGCTACTCCTCGTTCATGGCAAAAGCGCAGCGCGCGACCGAGGGCCAGAGCATCATGCGTTGGCTGGAGGCCGTGTCTCCGTTCATCAACCTCAACAACGCCGTGTCGGATGTGATCGACACCGACGCCGCCCCCCGGATCTTGGCAGGGATTTTCAATCCCCCACAGGAACTCATCCGCAACAAAGATGCGGTTGATAAAATGCGCCAGGAGCGCGCGGCTCAAGCGCAGCAAATGCAGCAGACTCAGCAGGCGCTGGCCGACGCCCAGGCCGGAGCACAGATTACTCAAGCGATGGGAGCAATGGGTGGCACTCAGCAAACAGGCTAAAGATCAACACCGCAAAGCCGTCGAAAAAGTTCAGCGCTACAAAAATGTTTTCGACTCCGTCGAAGGGCGCTGGGTTTTGAACGACATGATGGCGGCGCACGGGATGCTTAATCCGCACCCGTCGGACCCTCATAAAATGGTACTTAAAGAAGGCGAGCGCTTGGTGATCTTGCGCATTTTGACCTTCCTGAAAGAAAACCCCGAACGTCTGAAGGAGCGGATTGAAGAGTATGAAAAATCTTTGGCAACATCTTAAGCTGGAAAAAGCGGGAGAAGGCAATGGTGGCGGAGGAAGTGGTGGAGGGGCAACTGGAGACCTTCTTACTGGAGGTGACGGAGGGAGCGGGACTCCGCCCGGGACCCCGAGTCCTGGCGCTGGCGCAGGTGCCGGAGGCACGCCCCCTGATGCTGGTGGCGGTGGTACAAGTTCCGAAGGGACAGCCCCTACCGATTGGAAATCTCAACTGCCTGCTGAGCTTCAAGAAGATAAAACCATCGCTCGTTTCGGTAGTCCTGCGGACCTTGCAGCAGCCTACCGCAACCTTCAGCGACAGTTTAGCTCTGATAAACTGATCGTCCCCGGTAAACACGCCACCGACGACGACTGGAAGCAGGTCTACACCAAGTTGGGGCTTCCCGCCGAGGTGAAGGACTACCAGGTCAAGTTCCAAGAGGGTGTGACCGTCGATGAGAAGTTCGCCGAGGAGTTCCGCACGCTCGCGCACGCCGCAGGTATTCTCCCTAAGCAGGCACAAAAACTTGCCGACTGGTTTGGTGAGAAGAACAAAGGCGCTGAGGAGGCGTTCCGGCAGCAGATCAAGGCGAGCTTCGAGACTGAAGTGGCGAACTTGAAAAAAGAGTGGGGCGATGGGTTCGACAAAAAAGTCGGAACCGCAAACTTCATGTTTCGCCAGCTTCCGCCGGAGCTTCAGAAGACGATGAGCGATGCGGGCTTTGCGCGTAACACGCAGTTCGTCCGCGCGATGGCACATCTGGCGGATAAATACGCCGGGGAAAATGCTTTGGTCCAGGCCGACGGGGCCGCATCCAAGCAGCTTACCCCTGCCGAGGCCCGTAAACAGATCGACACCGTCATGGGGGATATGGCTCACCCGTACCACGTGAAGGACCACCCCGGACACAAGGGGGCGGTCGCGGAAATGCAAAAATTGTTCGCGTCCCTGCACAAATAGGTCTTGACGACCGTGAAGCCCTTGCCTCAGGCTTGAGGTAAGGGCAACCTCAATGAAGATCCTCGCACGCTGACCAGCGGCTATGCGCTGTACGTGAATCCTCCACAGAGGGCATCTCACAAAATTTCGTTTACTCAAAATTTTGCAGACTCTCATTGGAGGAGAATATGTCTCAACAAATCACTGAGGCGTTCGTCCAGCAGTACAACGCGAACGTCTACCACTTGTCCCAGCAAAAGGGGTCTTTGATCGCACCCTACGTGCGCAAAGAAACCCAAAAAGGAAAATCGGAGTTCTTCGACCGTATCGGACCTGTTGCCGCTCAGAAGCGCACTGGCCGCCACTCGCCGACTCCGCAAATCGACACTCCCCACTCGCGTCGGATGGTCACCATGGAAGACTACGAATGGGCTGACCTGGTCGACGATCAGGACAAAATTCGTATGTTGGATGACCCTACGTCGGAGTACGCCATGGCGGCTGCTTGGGCGTTCGGTCGTACCAAAGACGACGTCATCATCGCATCGGCACTGGGAACCGCTTACGCTGGCGAAACCGGCACGAGCACTGTCTCCCACCCGAATAGCCAGAAGATCGCAGCAAACGACGGCACGAACTTCACCGACCTGAACGTCCGGACTCTGCGGAAAATCCGCACGATCCTGCGCCGTGGTTTGGTGGACAAGTCGCTTCCGTTGTACGCCTTGGTCGGATCGTCTCAGATCGAGTCGCTCTTGTCGCAGACCGAAGTGACCTCTTCGGACTACGCTAACGTGAAAGCGTTGGTGCAGGGTGAAGTGGACACCTACATGGGGTTCAAATTCCTGGAGACTGAGCGCCTCGGCCTCACCACCTCTTCTGCTGCTTCCGCTTCCACTGGTGCGGTTGGCTCGGGAAGTTCGGTGGTTGGTTCTCGCGCCTGCATCTTCTTCGCCGGCGACGGCGTGTTGATGTCGACCGGGATGGACTACCAGTCGAAAATCAGCGAGCGTGCTGACCTCGGCTACTCGACTCAGGTTTACAGCCGGATGTCGATTGGCGGGACCCGCATGGAAGAAGTGAAAGTCGTCGAAGCGATCTGCAAAGAGTCGTAATTTCAACGGCGCTCCTCGCGGGGCGCCTAAATTTTGGAGGATTCAATGGCTACCTACTACGGAAATGAATGGCAGGACGCTTTCGTCGATGTTCCGACTTCGAAGATCGCTCCCGCAGATGACAAAGGGCATGTGTACCACAAGCGGTTCTCGTACACCCTGCCGGGCACCCCGCTCACCACGAGCGACATCATCAAACTGGTGAAGATCCCTAAGGGCGCGCGGGTTTTGGACGTGGTGTTCTCTCACCCGGACATGGGCGACACGGGTGACTTGGACATCGGCTGGGCTGCTTCGGCAGAGTTGGATTCGGCTGGCTCGGCAGTTGTTGCTGCTTTGGCAGACGGCTTCTTCGCCGATGTGGACGTGAACGCTGCTGCTGGCATCAAGCGGATGTCGGCGGTTTCGGGCGCAGCCGCAGCCGGTTTCCTGAAGAAGTTCGACGCTGAGGTGGATATGCAAATCGCTATCCCCGAAGTTTGGACCGCTACTTCGGGCGCACTCGTCGGTTACGTTCTTCTCTCTCACGTCTAAGGGGTAAACGATGGCGAGCGCCGTTACGATCTGTAACGGTGCTCTCATTAAGGTCGGCGCCCGGCGCATCACGTCTCTTAATGAGAACACCGTGGAAGCAAAGCTGTGCAACGACCGCTACGAGGAGAACCTCAAGGATCTCCTACGCTCGCACCCTTGGCGTTTTGCCGTCATTTGGGATTCTCCCGCTACGGTGGCGAACCCCACCTATGACACCAAGTACGAGAACGTCTACCAGGTTCCGGCAAACTGTCTGCGCGTCCTGGAGACCAACTGCCCCATTGATCTTTGGACTGTCGAAGGCGACTACATCTCTGCGGACATCGCGGATTTGAAGATTCGCTACATTCGCTACATCACTGACGCGAACTTGATGGACGAGAATTTTCGCGAGCTGCTTTCTCTGAAGCTGGCCGTGGATCTGAGCTACTCGCTCACACAGAACGCGACTTTGCGCGAGTCTTTGCGTACGGAATACAAAGAAACGCTCAAGCGCGCTCGTTCGTACAGCGCTCAGGAAGCTTCTCCTCCTCGCGTTTACGCCGACTCATGGCTTAACTCTCGCCGCAGCGGAGGGTAACTGTGAAGTTTAACTTAGCCCTGAACAATTTTACCTCTGGCGAGTGGTCGCCGAAGATGATCGCGCGGACGGATGCTCAGCAGTATCCCCGCGCCTGCGTTCTTTTGAAAAACTACATCCCCCTGGTGCAAGGCGGAGCGTTCATGCGCCCCGGCACTTTCAACATGTCTCTTCCCGAGGTGACCTACAACTCAGAGACCATCAACACCCAGGACATTCTGGACGCAGCGGGGTCCGCGCGGTGTTTTGCGTTCACTCTCTCCGACGGCAGCAAAAACTTCTTGTTCTACACCAACGGAACTCCTGACGGGTCAGCTCCCTGGTTCGTGATTACTAACGTCACGGCCAATGGAGCGACTCGCGTGCGTTCCGTGGAAGCAACCACTGGAGCGAACTACGCAACCACCGCCAATCTCGACACCATCGAGGTGAAGCAGTTTGGGGATTTGATCTGGATTGTGGATGGAGAGAATCCTCCGCGCATCATGAGTATCCGCACCGACGGAACTTATCGCGTGGATCTAAAGCTTTTCTACGAGCAAGCCTACGCGGGCTCCGAGTGGAATGCTTTTCCTTTTACAGACCTTGTGTCTTTGGGCTCTGGCCCTACGCTGACGGTGACCGGAACTTTTACCGTGGGGGGTTCGGTAACGGTTGTGGCATCGTCAGCATTTTTTAATGCCACCATGGACGATGGCGCCAACTTCGGAAAAGGGACTCTTTTCCGCATTACAAAATCGGGTAACACAGGTGTCTTTGAAGTCACCGGGTACACCAGCACCACTCAAGTCACGGGGACTGTGCGCGCAGAACTTCCCGGGTCTTCTGGTGATGTGTACGGACTGGCTTCTGGGACAGCCTGGGATATGGCGATGTGGGGTGGTGGCCAAGGATGGCCCCGGACAATCACGGGATTCCAGGGGCGTGTCTACTACGGAGGAAGTTCGCGGTATCCGGATACGTTCTGGGCTTCGCGCATCGGGAACGTCTTTCAGATGATGGAGCTTCCGTTCGCGCAGGCGGATAATTTCACGACTTACGCCGACGATAACTCCCGCCCCTGGCAGAAAGTGGTCAATTCCGAACAAGTGTCGGAGATCGTGACGATGTCTTCGTCGAAGATGCTCGCAATCCTCACGCGCAACGCGGAGATTGTGGCCTATGGCTCTAATGGGGCTCTCGGCCCTAACGACTTTGCGTTTGAGTCGTCGACCTACTTTGGCGCGGAGAAAGTCCAGGCTTGTCGCGTGGGGAACTTCCTGACCTTTATCCAAAAGGGTGGGAAGATGCGGGATCTCATCTTTTCGTTTGACGAGTATCAGTACAAGTCGAGCGACCTGGCGTTTGTTGCGGACCATCTGTCGACTCCAGCAAAAATGATCTCGGCGGAATTTTCTTCGTCGATTGTTTTTGTGAAAACTCAAGACGGCGGGCTCAACACTCTCACCCTTGACCGCGATTACCAAATCGTGGCGTGGGCTCGCCAGGAGTTTGGTGGGGGTCACGAAGACGCAACCATTGAAGTGCTCGACATCGCCGTCAGCGACAAGACCGAAGTTTACTTTTTGATCAAGCGCACCTACGACGGTGACTCGCGCGTGTCGCTGGAGAAGCTGAGCCCATTTTATTTTGGGGACAGTGTCGTGCGTACCTATGCGGTGGACTCAAATACTAGGTCAGAGCCCCCATACGCTTACATGGATTGTGTGACTTCGTACAACCGGGTTGCGCTCGGGTTTATTCCGAGTGACACAATTGACGGCGTCAACGCGGACATCTACGGCGGGCGCACCGTTCACGTCTTTGGGGTTTCGTACACCGACGCCAGCACCACGGGGTGGGTGTACCTTGGTGAGTTTGACGTGGAGGATGATGGTACACTTTCGGACCCAAGCTTTGAAAACTACCAGTCCTTCGCCTACGGGTTTCTCTATACCGCCCGCCTTGAGCCCGTTCCCATCGAAGCGGGTAGCCAGTATGGGTCGGCAGCTCCCGCAAAGAAGCGCGCCCACAACCTGGTTGTGCGGCTCTACAACACCCTGGGGTTTAAGTACGGTGACCTCCGCGATCTTTACGAGGAGTCGTTTGTGACGGACGCGACTCCCCTTGGGACCGCCCCGGATCTTTTTTCTGGAGTCCGCGTGGTGGCGATGCCTGGCGGGTACGGTGAGGACTATCGCCTGGCGTTTGAATCTTCGGGGCCTGTGCCCTGTAATATCCTGTCCGTCGCTGTTGAGGGACAGGCGCATGAGTGAGGTCACGCTTTTTTCTCCTGAAGACCTGCTTGAGATGGGCGGCTCCAAGAATGCTGACAGGAGCGGTGTGTACGCTGCCCTTCAGATGAAGGGTGACCGCGCGTGGACGATCCGCGCCCCGGGCCTTACCCTCGTGTTCGGATTGGTTTCTCGCCCGAAGGGGGAGTTTTTGCTGTGGTCCATCCTCCCAGTGAACTTTAAGCCCTTTCACGCACGGATCGTGAAGCGCGTTCTGGACCAGGCCCTAGCCGCTGTCCCCCTGTCTTTGATAATTCAAGTTGATCCGGCCTTCCCTGAGAGGGAGAATTTGGCTAAATTTTTAGGATTCAAACCAGTAAGCAGCAACTACTGGCGGAGGACATCGTGACCCCGTTGATTATCGCTGGAGCGGCCCTCGGCGCGGCTGGGACGCTTTGGGGGAACAAGGCTAAAGCCGAGCAAGAAGCGCTAAACGCCTGGTTCTACAAGAAGCAGGGCGAGTATGCGCTTGAGGCCATGCGCCGGGAGCTTAACCTCTCGGGCATCCGCTACGCCCAGCTCATGGGGCAGCAGACCTCCGCGATGGCTAAGGGCGGTGGGGACATTGGCTCCGGCTCCTCGGCGGGAATCCTGGCGACGACCGCCGCCCGCGCCCTGGATGCGGCTGAAGCTATTCGTAAAAAAGGGGAACTCGAATCCGCCCTGGCATTTGCGCGCGGGGAGGCAGCGCAGGGGCAAGCAGATATGTACAACTCACTTGGGTACAACCTTTTGACGGGGGTGACCGCAGGGGCTTCCGGCGCGATGGCGGCCTACAACCTGTCAGGGGTGTTTACAGGCTCCGCTACTCCCACCACCGTAGGGGCGAATGCTACTCCTACGGGGGGAGGATTCATGCAGGGACCAGGATGGAGCGTGTCTAATGGTAACGACTTTTACGGTCGCGGGGGCTACGCCCAAGCGATGTCTTTTTAAGGGGTAACTGATGCCAGTCATTCCGATGTCTAACGACTCGCAAATTTTGAACGCAGGATCTCCTGTTCCGATTGCGTCCGCGAGCAAAGCTGCGGGGATGGCGGGAGCGTTGACTGATTTTGGAAACACACTCGCAAAAGTGGGGCAGGCCCTTGGCCAAGCAAACCGCCAGGCGTATGAGCGGAAGCAAAAGCTCGACATCGAAGAGGCATCGAACACCTATGCCGAGAGGCTTACCCTTGCGCAGATGCAGCTCCAGAACGAACCCCTGATTGAGGATGACGTTGACGGGACCAAGACCTATGGGGCGTTCCGCGACCGCATGCGGGAACCCATGCAGCAGATTTCAGAGACCATCGCTGACCCCGAAACCCGCCGCGCGTTTCTCGCTCAAGCGGAGAAGATGAGTCAATCTCAAGCGCTTCATGTGTACGCGGACATGACTAAGCGGCGGCTGAAGCAAAACGAGCAACAGTTCACCCGCATCATGGGGAGCTACTCGAACTCCGCGCGCGTGAATCCTGAAGCGCTCGATGACGTTTTGGGGAAGATGGAGATTTCTGTTCGGCAAGACCCTGACCTCACCGACGACGCCAAGGCTACCATCTTGGAGAATGGCCGTAAGGACCTGGCGTTTGCCGCGTTCAACGGAATGGTGGACCGCGCCGCTGATGGTAACGGTGATTTTGCGAGCGCGCGGAAATTCCTGGATGAACGTGGGGGAGAGTTCTTCTCCTCGGAAAAGCTCGTGCAGTACGTGGACCAAGTCCGCCGGGGCGAAGACCAGTATGTGGCAAAGCTCGTGCGCGAAGAGAACCGCGCCGAAGCTTCCGCACGCCGGGCAATGCGTAAAACAACCGATGAAGCCATCCAGCGGTTCGAGGCGGTTAAACTCTATGGAAGCGCTGGCGAAGTGCTTGCTGCCCAAGCGGATCTTGAGGCCGACGCCGCCGCAGGTCTTTTGGATATTTCGCGCGTTCAGCGCGTGGTGCGCTCGCGGGATAACAAGAAAGCCATCAACAATGCTTTCGTGGCTGACGTTTCCGCGCGTGCGGTGCAGGACATTCTCAATAACGGCGCGGGTAATTACTCCGCAATCGTCGGCGAGATCGACGCCATGGAGCAGAAGGGGTTCATCGACCAAGAGCACCTTGCGATCAAAACAAAACTGGAAAGTCTCCGCGTAAACTTGCAGGAGCCCGAGTACGCCAACAAAGTGCGCCAGGCGGTTGACGCCATTGAGGCGCATTCCACCCCGATCTTCGGATCGGCGGCTTCAAAGTTGGATCAAAATAATCGCAAGCAGCGGATTCTTTCTGACTTTTACATGGGCCTTTCTTCGAGCCTCAATAAACCTGATCCCATCGCACTGGCGAGGGGCGTGATGGTGCGCGCGGGGATCTCTTTTAATGCCGCTCCTGTTGACAGCGGGGCCGAATCGGCGTCTGCTTTGGATAAGCAGCTCAACGCTACTTATAAGCAGTGGAAGAGGGAGCGGTCCTCGGGAGCACTTACTCCCGATGGTGAGAAGGTTTTTCAGCAGCGCGTGAATGAGCTGTACCAGAAGAAAAAAGCTCTCGAATTGAAGGGGCAGTAACGTGGAAAATTTTGATGCAGAATTGAAGGATCATTTTGCGAACGAACCCCTCGTCGATATCGACGATGCCGCCGCTAAGATGGGCGTCACGCTCGATCAAGAGCCCGTTTTGACAAAGATCCCCGAAGCAGACTTCGCAGCTCTTGATGCTGAAGCCACGGCTCAGCAGGAAGCGGAGCAGGCCCCGCCGAAGCCCGGCCTTCAAAACGCTAAACCGCCCGAAAAGTTTGGCGATAGTATGGTGAACGTCGGGAAGGGGATGGTTACCGGAACTGCTCAGGCTGTGAAGAACATGTATCACGGAGCCCTTGACGTGACCGACTTCGTTTCGAAGTGGGCGGGCCAATCCGCTCCTGAAACGGGTGGGGCACGTTTTACGCCGGAGCAGCTTCAGAAAATGCGCCCCCCGGAGAATGCTCCTCTTGAGCAGCGCGCAGGGCACATGATTGCTGAGTACGGACTTCCCGTTTTGACAGGGATGGGAGTGGGCGGTAGCGCTCTTCGCGCGGCAGCGATTGGGGCGGGCATTGATTTTTCAATGATGGACCCGAACCAAGAGCGTCTGTCTACGATGATTAACGAGAAGTACCCCGAATTCCGCGACGTTGCCGTGGTGGGTAACTTCATTCATTGGCTCGGTGAGAACAACCCAGAGGTTCAGACCGAACTTGAGGGGCGCTTCAAGAACATGATCGAAGGTCTTGGCGTCGGAGCCGCTGTGGCGGGGGCTTTCAACGGAATCCTCAAGTTGAGTCGTGGTGCGAAGGCTTACCAAAAAGCCGCTGCCGGGATGGCTGATGACGTCGAAAATCTTTCTCCTGCCATGAAAGCGCTGGATGAAGCGGACAATGTTGCAGTTGCCGCTAAGAGCGCTCCTGATGCTCCTCCGATGCGTGTACGCCCTCCGACGGATGAGGAGCTTTCCGTGGCACAACCTCTGGCTGAAAAGGCTGCTAAAGGGGATGTTGCGGCGAAGGCTGAACTTCAGCGCATGGCGGAGGCTCGCCTTGAGCCCGCCCCGAGCTACCAGATGTTCGACAACAACCCCACGATTAAAAATGTCGACGGGTCAACGCAAAGCCTGAACATCAGCTCTGACATCCTCGACGAAGTCCTGGGGAAAGTGGACCGCCTTAACAAGCTCTACAAGCCCAAGACTTTTGACGACTACCTGTACGCCGCCCGCCTCGCGGGTATGAGCGATGATTCTGGACGTTACCTGGCAAACATTGCCGAAGCGGTACAGGCAGGGCGTGCTCCTACTCCGGAGGAGACGGCCTTTTTGGCGCGTGAGATTCTCCCTCAAGCAGAAAAGAACCTGGACGCTGCTATGGAGCTTATTCGGACTGCGGGGACCAAAGACGATCTCCGTATGGCGGCCCTTAACCACAAGGCCGTGGCGAACCGCTACGCCGCTCTGACCAACGTCATCGACAAGGGGCGCTCCGAGGCGGGGGCCTCGCTGAATGCGCAGAAGCTTTATGATTTTGCGTTTCAAGAAGCGGATTACGTGAAGTCCTACGCACTGATGAAAAACGCGGATGGATCAACAGGCGTGCGTGAAGTGCGCACGGTTCCTGAGGTGGTCCGCCAGGCGCGCCTGGATGCCA